TGGTGATGATGTTATCACAAACCGTAATATGTCATCACTGGGAGTAATGCATGATGATAACTGGAAATCAAAACTAACGCAAACAACAGTAGTTGGTCGATGGCCATCAAATGTATTGATTGATGATTACATTGCAGATGATTTAGGAACGACTGCACGATATTACTATGTAGCCAAAGCGTCGAAGGCTGAGCGGGAAGCGGGGCTGGATGGAATGGAGCTGAAAATCAAGCACACGCAAATGCGAAGCGCAAATGGAACTGGTGAGAAAAACTTTGATGGTGGATTCACGGACTCAATTCGAGCCAACCATCATCCCACAGTCAAGCCAATCGAACTTATGCGCTATTTAATTCGCCTTGTTACGCCCAAGGGTGGCACGGTACTTGATCCATTCATGGGTAGTGGGTCTACTGGGTGTGCAAGTGCATTAGAAGATGTGCAATTTATTGGCATAGAAATAAATCAAGAATACGTTGATATTGCGCATCAACGTATTGAACATTGGCAGGCACATAAAAAGCAATTACAATCACAACAACAATTGTGGGGTAATAATGTATAATATTCGCATCATCAAACACACACAAGAAGACCCAGAATCTCTGCTGGCAAATCCTGCGAATTATCGTATTCACGGGCATCGCCAACAGGGTGTGTTGCATTCTATTCTTAATGATGTGGGATTTGTGCAATCAGTAATTGTTAATGATGTGACTGGGCACATCATTGATGGTCATCTTCGTGTACAGATGGCACTGAAGAATGGCGCATCGCTTATCCCTGTCACGCACGTTGAGTTAAGCGAGGAAGAAGAAAAGAAAATTCTTGCATCGTTTGACCCAATCGGTTCACTTGCGCATATTGACAAAGAGAAATTTCAAGACCTCATTGCAGACATGAAGTCATTTGATAATTCGCTTAGCAACTTACTCACAAATGAATCAGCGCATCTCCCCACGCAACGTGCGCCAGTTGATTTCGATCAGAAAAAAAGATATATAGTATTAGTAGAGGTAGATTCGCATTCCGAATATACCGCACTGACTGAAGAGCTGACATCACGAGGATATACAATAAAGGGGAATCGTCGTGAACGATAAGTATACGAAAGAGCGAGTAGACATTATCTGCCAAGCAATTGAACTTGGTACCACATATCGACTTGCAGCACAGGCTGCGGGTATAGGAGAAACAACGTTTAAGGATTGGCGACGGAATTATCCAGAGTTTGATGAAGCAATTATGGTTGCGGAGGGAAGAGCTGCAATGCGTTGGCTGGCACGCATTGAGCAAGCAGCCGCAGATGGCGTATGGCAGGCAGCTGCATGGAAGCTAGAGCGACGCTATCCGCATAGTTATGGCCGTCGAGTAATCGAGCACGATAAGACAGAGGATTACATCATTGACCTCGGCATCGGGAAACTTACAAGTAATCAAGCACTCAACGATGACGGAGCCTCAACGCCGCTTTTGGATGAGCAACGCAAAGTTTAGACTATTCGTTGGCGGTGTAGGATCTGGCAAAACTCGTGCAGGAACAATAGAGGCTTTTCGGCAGGATGCGGGCACATCAGGAATGATTGTGGCACCCACGTATACCATGCTGGAAGATACCACGCTTAAAACGTTTTTGGAGCTGGCAGAAGAAGCCAGAATTCTCAAAAACTATGAGAAGAAACTGCGCATTGCCACATTGCTTGGCGATCGCACAGTCATGTTTCGGTCTGGTGAGGATCCTGATAAACTCCGTGGCCCAAACATCGGTTGGTTTATGCTTGATGAGGCCGCAATGCTTCCTGAGTTGGTCTGGCGCATTATGATTGGTCGTATTCGTGAGCGACCATCAAAGGGATGGGCAGTAACCACGCCGAAAGGAAAATCGAATTGGGTATACAAACGATTTACTTCAGGAAGTAAGTATGAAATAATCAAGTCAAGTTCACGAGAGAATCCATTCTTGCCAGATGATTTTGTTGAAACACTGATGGAATCATATACTAGTGATTGGCAAGCGCAGGAAATTGATGGTGAATTTATTGACCCAAGTGGGTCAATGTTTAAGCGTGACTGGTTTACTACTACACGGTATGTGCCGGAAGTCAATTGGATTCGATACTGGGATCTTGCGGCAAGCGTGCGATCCAATGCCGACTACACTGCGTCAGTTGCAGTTGGTATGGATGTAAATGGCAACATCTATCTTCGTGATGGAATTCATGTGCGTGCCGAGTGGCCAGATGTACAGAAGCTCATGATTCGCACTATGTTATCGGAGCCGTTTACATCGCACTATATTGAAAAGGCAATCCATGGGATTGCGGCAATGCAGGAGCTGATGCGCATTCCAGAGATTACACACATCCCGATTTACTCAATGGATGTGAAGAATGACAAGATACAACGTGCGATGGCATGGGCAAGTCGTGCGGAAAGTGGTAAGATTCACATAGTCGATGGCCCATGGGTTGAAGAATTTCTTGACGAAGTCTGCTCATTCCCAACAGGGAAGCACGATGACTATGTTGATAGTGTAAGTGGTGCAATACCAATGATTGGATTTGGAGGAAAGTTACTGCTATGGGAATAAAGTCAATTCCAATTGAGGCATTTCCTGCATCATATTGGCGCATCCTTGAGGGAAAGCCAGATGACAGTAATCCAATCAGCGTGCAGAATGCGTACAAGTTTGTGCCAGTGATGAAAGCCGCAATTCAGTTGCGAGCAAATAGTGTAGCATCATTCCCATACCAAATCATCCGTGGCACTGAAGATATTTCGCATTCGCCTGAAGCGATTGAGTTGATGCACACGTTGCGACCACTACTTAAAAAAGTGGAACTCAATATGTGTATTTACGGTCACGCATATTTACTCATCGAAAAGAATCGGTTTGGCATTTCTAAAGGTATGCGCTCATTAATGCCATTAACCATGAAGCCAATTATCGATCAGAATAAAGGTCTTACTGGCTTCTATCGCACGATGAATGAAAAGACGTATCAACTTGGTCTTGATGAGGTTATCTACTTCTGGACTGATTCTGTTGATGCTGAGATTGGGCCAGGTACTGCTGATGCCGAAACCGCTATGCGTGCTGCATCAACACTCTATTTCCTTGATACATTTCTTGAGAATTTCTGGAAGCGTGGTGCAATCAAGGCAACACTGCTGACGATTTCTGGTGCCACACAGCAGGCTGAAATTGAAAAACTTGAAGCATGGTGGAAGCGTTTTATCAGTGGAGTAAAAAACGCATGGCAATCTGTTGGCATTCGAGCCGATGTGAAGCCAGTCGTCATTGGCGACACGCTAAAAGATACCGTCAATCCCGATCTCACCGAGCAAAGCCGTACCGATGTATTGACCGCACTTGGTGTGCCGCATAGCCTTGTCATGAGTAATGCGGCGACATATGCCACCGCACAGGTTGACCGTCTTGGTTTCTATGAGAATACCGTCTATCCTGAAACACTACTCATATGTAATGCGCTCAACGATCAGTACTTTTCGAAGTACAACTTGCGCATTGTGCCAGTGCCAAACAAGTTGGAAACTTATCAGCGCAATGAGATTGACAAAGCGCAGGGTGTTATTCAATTGACTGGGTCGCCAATCCTCACCGTCAATGAAGCGCGTGACATCATGGGCTTTGGGCCAATCCAAGAAGCACCTATGAACATTGATGATAAGTTTGATACGCCAGAAGAAATCATTGACGCAACGGCACCAAAGCAACCAGAAGTTGCGCCAACAGATACCGTTATGCCAGCACAGAAGAATTACGATCTGGCCAAATGGCGTGTCAAATCACTCAAGAGTCTAAAGATGGGCAAAACCCCAAACGTAAAGTTTGCATCTGACCTCATTCCGTATGATGAGCAAATCATCATCCGTGAGCAACTTGCAGGGATGAAGTGCGCAGATGATGTAAACCTATTGTTTGATAGCATGAAGCGGGTAGCTGGTACAGGCTATGAAGCCGACGAGCGTGAATTGTTTGACATTATTGAGCGATCTATGGCACAGGCAAAACGTGAGTTAATGAAAGACGGATTGCCTATTGATGTAAATAAGTACGCCGCACTGGTCGCTACACTTGTGGCCAAGGCACTTAATATGACAATTTCCAATTTGTACTCCAATGAGATACAACGACAAATTGCACAACGTGGCATTGCTATTGACCCATCAGAGCTAGCCGTTATGCTTGCACCAGAGTGGACTGCATATTTAGATAAGCGCAAAGCGCAACTTGAAGATACAACACGACGCTATCTTTCAACAATTGTTGGCGCAGGATCGCCACTGACTGATGCGGTACTCAATGTTGCATTCGGCAGTCGTCGTGCCGAAATTATTACGATTACTGAGTACACAAATATGTCAGCCATGATTATGATGCAGATTGAACGATACCTGCAAAGCATTGGCGTTAACGCAAAAGCATATTGGCAGACACAGGAAGATGAAATGGTGTGTCCAACATGCAAATCGTATAATAACACTACGCAAGACACATGGGGAACACCACCACCTGCACATCCATATTGTCGCTGTTATATTGTGCTGAGGTAATTATGCGAGGAATGAAAATTACCAAAACCAGATTGCTGGATCGCATGATAAAGGCAGGCAAAAGTGGCGATACCTACGGCGAAAAGATTCGCCGATTGATTAACGACATCATGTATGACCTTGCCGTTACTGGTGAAAACTGGATTAAGGTTTATCCGCCTGAGCGACCAGTAAAAAAGAAAACACTCAAAGATGGTCGAGTGAAGCAAAAAAACCACTGGGAGCGTGGTATTGGGTGGATTGCATATGATAAAGATGGCAATGGCACAGTCCAAACGCCATCGGAATTACTCTACACAAAGTGGGTAATCCTACGTCAGGCAAATGTGTTTTTGCTAGCAAATCCCGCATCATATTCTGGTCTTGTGCATTTAAGTAATATGCAAAAGATATACCACACACGAAATGGATGGCGTAGTGAGTATTACATGTTTGCATATCTTGAGCGGTACATGAAGTCAAAGTATAAGCGTCGCCTATTGCGTCTAGTAAAGGTGTTGTAATGACAGAGATATTAATTCGCAATGGAGTACAACGAACACTTGCCAGTGATTTTATTATCAGTGCGTGGGATGCAACGGTAAATACTGATAATGCGTGGCAAATAACATCTGGTAGTAGTCGGTATAGTACGTGGAACGAATACGAAATGACAACTACTAAAAACATGGTGTCAGTGTATTCCACTACCGATACATCAACGCAATCTCAACAATTTTTGCCACGATTTTATCTTGCATCTGATTCATATTCAGGGAATATATTGTCATATCCTCTTATGGATTTTAATCAAGAATCAGCAATTCGATATAACGGATCACAAGATATATTTATTGATGGTACGTATAATGCCAGAGTTTACATGGCAGTTATGCGATTTGACAATATTACCACTGATAAAAAAGCGTTTGTACTTTCAATTGGCGAATCACAATCCATAGGAACAACGCCATTGTGGACATACGCAGATATTCATATATATCGTAATTCTTCTACCAATCACGATCACCTTGTTAGTCGTGTTGGTCAAAGTTACAAATCATCCAGAATAAGCAATTTTGTTATGGATGATATTCATGTCTACGCAATTGTTTTTGATGGCAGTGGATATTATATTTATCTTGACAACCAATTGATAACATCGCATAGTGCAATTAGCGTTGGTGGTTTGTGGGGTTCTGATGGATTAAATTGGTCTAGTTCTGTTAATACTATGTGGGTTGGAGGAAAGGTTGGATATTTACATCTCGCCGATACATACACTTACTATACAGGAAACTACGGAATTCATGCTATTGTGCATGTAAAATACAATGATATAGGTATGGCATCTGGAAGTTTATTCCCTTTAGCAGTAAATGAATTATGCCACTATCGATATAATTTGCCTAGTCCACCAGATACTGGACACAATAGCACTGCTACTGTTACGCTTTCAAGCACAGAAATAATTGTGTTTGGGTCATATAATTTTGGTGGAACACAACAGTTTTTATAGGAGGAAGTCATGACTTGGACTGCGCCATCAAACGTATCAACAGGTAATGCACTTACTGCATTGCTTTGGAACAATCAACTGGGCACATCAGGAAGTGTCAGATACCTATACGATCAATTAAGTGGTCGTCAGTGGGAAAATCGACAGATATTCGCCAAGAGCACAAACACGGTCTTTGGTGGTGCTGGCAACGTTGATGTTGCATGGGACACACGCCTACTGTATAATGCTGGCTCAGAAAAAAACTTCTCATCTGTTGTGCCAGTTACAACTATTCCAATTCCGCAAGAGGGAATGTATAATTTTACGTTTCAGTATCGAGCCACTGTAAGCACGCGCATTGACATCCGATTTTTTATGTTTGATGGCGGAGCTAGTACATATTTATATCAAATCCATCAAACACCAACAGCAAATATCCTTACACAACAATCGTGTATGTTTTATTGCAACACCAATAGCACGGTAAAAATGAACATTCAAGTTGCCCTTGCAACAACTATTTCATATGTTGCGCCAAATAACACTGACGGATCACAGAATTTGACTATTTGTCGAGTGGGGTGATTATGACGCAAACATGGAAAGCACCTGCTGCCGCTCGAGAGGCAGCCAGACGAGCACTTGAGGTGCGATCAAGTAAACCGCCAAGCCAGCGTGGCATGATTGCGCAGGGCATGGCACGCGCTCGCCAGCTTATCAACAACGATGATTTTACAGAGCAAGATATCCGTACCATGTACGCATGGTTTCGGCGACATCAGGTAGATAAACAAGGGTCAACGTGGGCCGATAAAGGCAAAGGATGGCAGGCATGGCATGGTTGGGGTGGCGATTCAGCATTCTCATGGGTGTCACGACTCGTCAAGCAACTTGATGGCCAAAAGGCGATTTCAATTAAGCCATACTACCGTAATGGTCAACGTGTGTCAGGATATAACCGTGCTGGACAACAACGACAGCCAAACACGCCATCGCCAAAGCCAGCAACATCTGGCGAGATGGCAGTGCCAGCACAAGTGAAATATCCTGCGCTGTATCGACAGGCACGACGCATGGCACGTCAAAAGTACGACAAGTTTCCATCAGCCTATGCATCGCAGTACCTTATCAGCGTGTACGAAAAAATGGTCAAGAAACGTGGTGGCGGAAAACCATATTACTCCACCAAGTCTATTGAAGATGTTCATGCGGTTGTGGTAGAGTATGAATCAACGAATGGAGAACGTGATGTATCTGACTGATAAACAAATCGCCATCGCAGATGCGCTAAACGCTATCGTGACACGATATGGACCGTTTGAGCTTGGCGATGATGCAAATGGATGCGACTATAAAGACGCAGAAGAAAACAAACCGAATTACGGTAAGTGTTGCTGTGAATGCGCATTCTATCGCAATGGCGGATGCGCTATTGTCAATGGCCAAGTAGAAGCCATGGGTGTATGTCGTTTCTGGGTTATCAGTGATCATGCGCTTGAAAATAGCGAGTATGATACAGAGGAAGATGAATCAGAAACAGAACAAGAGCCGATGGAAGATGAGATGGAAGATGAGATGAAAGCCGTGCTATCAACAGCACAGCGCAACAAGCTTCCTGATAATGATTTTGTGATTCCTGAAGATCGTGCATTCCCAGTGATGGATGCGTCTGATGTACGTGATGCCGTATCTTCATGGGGTCGATATCGTGGTAAGATTACGTTTGATGTATTCAAATCTCGTTTGATTGCATTGGCAAAACGCAAGGGATTAACTGGCTCGCTTCCCGCATCATGGAGTGATGAGAAAAAGTCAGTTGACGACAATGATTTGTCAATTAAGTCAGTCAATGTTGATGAGGATGTCTATCGTGGTCTTGGGATTGTTTTTGGCTCGGTAGATTTGGTGAATGATAAATTCACCAAGAATACATACATAGGACAAGAGCGTGACTTCAAAGGTATGCCACTCTACTGGGATCACTCTCTTGAATCTATACCTGATCCAATTGGCAATGTGACAAAATCCGAAGTTGATGACACAGGAGTGTGGTTTGAGTTTCAACTGAATCGGCGCAATAAATATATTGGCCGAATCAAAGAGTTGATTCATTCTGGCGCAGTCGGTCTATCAACTGGAGCACCAACGCATCTGACTCGTCGAGAGCATGGTGAGTTAAAGTCGTGGGTGGTTACTGAGCTATCAGTTACTCCACAACCGGCTGAATACAAAACCTACATCGAAAAAGTAAGTGCACCACAGCCAGAGGAACAGGTGGAATCCCCATCACAACGTGTAATTTTATTGCTACGAGGGAAACGATGACTATTCAGTCTATTGAAGTCGATGCATTGGCATCGCAACTTGCAAGCATGATCAAGAGCGACGTGATTAACGCATTACTCAACGATCCTGCGGTAACCAAAAACGGTATTGTCACTCCCGATGGTGGCACTGCCGATCCGAGCATCAAGAACTTCGCTGACTTCTGTACGGCCGCAATTCGTCGTGACGACAAGCGCATGACCGAAATCTACGGCATCAAGGCAACGCAAATCGAAACCAGCGGTACTACGGTTGGGTATGCAATTCCGCCTGAGTACGGCAACATGATTGATGGCATTGCACTTGAAGAATCGGTTATTCGACCAGGTGCATTTGTGATTCCGTTGACGTCGCCTGAATTCAAAGCTCCGCGCCTTGACCAGACGATTTCTCCCGATGGTTCTTCGGCATTCTTGGCTGGCGTCAAATTGTACTGGACTGCTGAAGCGGGCAACCTCACGCAGACTAGCATGAAGTTTGACCAAATTGATTTGAAAGTCAACAAGCTTGGTGGCTATGTGCAGGCATCTGAAGAAGCCATGAAAGATGCACCTGCGTTGTCGTCAATGTTGATTCGTCAGTTTGGTTTGGCTAAGGCATGGTTTGAGGATTATAACTTCTTGCAGGGTAATGGCGTAGGTAAGCCGTTGGGCATTCTCAATGCACCAGCGACGTATGGCCAGAGCCGTGACACCGCAAATCAATTCAAGATTGCTGATGCAGTCAACATGATTGCTCGTCTGCCTGCCAGCTCCAAGAGCCGTGCGGTGTGGATTATGAATCAGTCGGTTGAGCCACAGTTGATGCAGTTGGCAACCAATGGTAACTTTGTTACTTTCTTGCCAAACTTGCAGGGCCAGCCAGTAATGCGCTTGCTTGGTCGTGAAATTTACTTCACGGAAAAGTTGCCTGAATTGGGCACTGCTGGTGACGTGATGCTCGTTGACCGTCAGGCATATTACATTGCTGATCGTGGTTCAATGCAGATTAGCTCGTCAGATGCACCTGGATTCTTGACCGATGTGATGACCATCAAAATGACGGTGCGTGTTGACGGTCAGCCAGCACTCAACGACAAAATCACGTTGGCAAGTGGCACATACCAAGTAAGTCCGTTTGTGAAGTTGAACGCATAGGAGGTGCCTCAATGGCAATTTATACCGAGCGATTATCCGAGTCCCTTGCTATTGTGGCCACAGTCGATCCCGCATCGTACAGTGCGCAGGCTAATAGCGATGGCGTAGACATGCAGTTGTTCCATCGG